GTCCAGTAGAAGAATAATTCAATATGTCAGAGAATGAGTTGTTTCTAATCTCAAAATAGTACCAGGAATCAGTTTGACATACTGGAGTTTGACTAGCACTCAAATCACAAGTAATATTGCTTCCTGAATTATAATATCCAGCAGGAGCTTCTATTGTATATGTCACTGTTCTAGTTATATTAGAACCAGTAGTATTAGTCGCAAAACTTGTTGGATTTTTGCTGACTATAGTTCCAAGAGCTAAGGTTGGATCTGTAATAGTTCCATTTCCAGCAACCGCAAAACCAGTCGCTCCAATATCTGCACAAGAGAATGTTTGGCTAGAAGGCTGTGTAGCTGTGGTCGTACATTCAATAGGAGAACCTGCATTTAAATAACCAGCAGGTGCTTCTATCGTCACCGTTAGTGTTCTAACAGTAACAGTATTGACTCTGTCAAAACTAGCAGGGGTAGTTGCTGTTATAGTGCCAAGGTCTGTCGTTGGTAATGTTATAGTTCCGTCTTGAGCAACATCGAATCCACTTAGAGTTAATGTTAAGCAATCAAAAGATGGATCCGGAGCTACATTAGGATCTTGACCATCTCCACTAATATTTACAATATCCTCAGATCCATCCACAAAAGTTATGGTAGATGACGAGTGGTTTTCAAGGCTTCCAATGCCTTGATTGATAAGCTCGCCTTCACAGCATTCCCTAGAATATGTTTCTAAATCAGCGCATAGGCAAGCTCTTCTTTTATCTCCGGGGACTGGTAGTCTACCCTTGTCTCTGTGTTTGCGATAACTCATTAGCTAAGACTTCCGTTTTGTGTTCGTTGTATAAAGTATATTATGTCCCATACAGAAGATCCATTTCCAATAGAGGTTATTTTTAACTGCACTCCATCCTCAACAAACGTAGAGTCTGTGTAGTATTGCATAACCATACTCTCTTGATGCTCCACATCATTGCCTTTAGGGAACGCCATAGTTCCGGATACTCTTGATATTTGTCCAGATCCTTCTAGGTTATATTCTAAATATGTCTGATTAGCGTTTGGAGCCTGAGCTTTAAAAGCCAAGGTAAAAACATAAACATCATTCTCATTTACCCCTAAAATCTTCTGAGTAGCGGAGTTGTAAAAATCAATACTTGAGTGACTTTTGACCACATTCCCTGCATTATTAGGAACAACGGCTTCTACTCCATCTAGTAAGGATAGTTTGTTTGATGAAGTATAAACTGTATCGTCATACCTAGCCCATCCTAACTGAGTAGTACCTCCTTGAGGATATACAATAACATTGCTTCCTTGATGACCCATATACAATGCGTCACTAGTATGAAGCATTGCTCCATCCTCGATATTCACGCTATCAACCTCTGACTGATCAGTGTGCTGAACGTGAACCTTATATGAAGTGTTTCTTGTTGTAGGCATTATTTACTGCTTTTGGGATGTTTCTTTGGCAGTAAATCATAGTCTGTAGTGTACTTTGCGTTCTCGGGTCTTCCGCTCTTTACCAGGTAAAGATAAGCATTAACCCTTGCAAAAGCCCACTGAGAAGCCGAGCGTACACGAGGAGAATGGCTTGTGTTAAAAGCACCAAGACCACGCTGAAAAACGCTAGACAAAACACCAACAGTAACACCATATCCAAGTTTCTCCTTATACTTTTTATTAAATTCATCTGCTTTCTTTTTTAAAGTTGCCCTGTCTTTTTCAGACACTTTAGCACCTGTCTTACCAGATGCATCACCCTTGGCCGTTCCCTTACCTTTCGGTGACGGATTTGGGGTATCAGATTTAGGGGCTTTAGGACTTTTTCTGACACCGCCTTTTGGGCCAATTTCAGCTAAGTTATGGGTTTCGCACGGCATATACCAAGTATCTCCCTCAAAATCGTGCGTATGGTATCCCTCACAACCAATATCCTCTGCAGCTTTTTCTGCTTCTTCTATAGTAGAATATGCAGCCCTTCCGTCTATAATGACGGAGGCTGCTTCAATTTCATTAAGTCCTTTAAGCTTAGACGTTACCCAAGTTAGCATTGATTTACCTCCCCACAAAAGATAAGAAATGGTTCCGCAAGCTTCTGTATCCCCTGGATTGTAATATGTTTCTGCTCTAGATAAATAACTGTATATCCGCTTAAGAGTAGATACTGTAAACTTTGTGTCTCCTCTAGCGATCTGCTGCCCTCGTACTTTTCCGACTTGGGTAGCACAACGATTGCCAACTCCCTCATTTAGTTCTATTCCTCTTTTAGCGTTATTGATTGCTGACTTTGGGAACCCTCCATAAGACTCTAACTCTTGCTTATCAGAAAGCTCACTTAAAACCTCTAGTAGTTCGTATTCAGCGTTTAACTCCTCGACACATTCCTCACAGAATGTTTCAGGAACAGACTCTTTGGGTCTCTCCTCTGCATTATCAGCAAAGTATCCTTCTATAGAAAAACCGTGCAGTTCACCTGCTTTTACTTTAGCCCATACATCATCATTATATACTTTCATAGACACCATCCAAGTACCTACAGGAACATCTAGTCCGTACTTTCTGGACTTGTCCTTCTTCTTGTCTTCTACTAGCCAGCTTTCGACAACAGTCATACCGTCTAGTTTTTCTTGGTGTTCTAATGTTGAATTAGATTGATAACCTCTTCTCAAGAAAAGCTCAGAGGCTTTTCTTACAGTATCTTTAGAAAAGTATATATAGTATTCTTCTTCGCCATTTCTCCGAAGAATCTTTTTATCTGGAACAAGAGCCGCACCCATAAGAATACGCTTCTCTGCATCCACTTCAGCGAGCAATACAGGAGCTTTCTTAAGCGCAATGAAGTCTTCCTCTATCGCAGGGTTTTCGACAACGGAAATAGCTTCTATTCCGCTAAATTCGTTCTCTTCATCTATAATTAATTCTATGACTCTCTCCATATTAATATAACTATTTGTTTTTTGTATTGTTTTAACCTAAGCTAGATTGCTGAATAATCTTATTCTCTAATTCCTGAGCGTTAGTAATATCATTAGCGACAACATAAGCCTTCATTGGTTCAGACCTAGCTGCTGCTATAGTCTTACCTAGCTGACCTGCGCTGACACCAGACTGTCCCACAACATTGAATATTGGAGCTTGAGAACTAGAAGCGCTAGAAGTTGATCCGCTGCGGCCACCACCTAAAGGAGTGCTTGTTTCAACGGACTTCAGGGCATTTACGGTTTGTGCGATTATGGCTGCTTGAGCCGCTACTGCCCCAGCAGTGGCTAGGAAACCCTTAGGCTGAGCTTCAAGGGCGTGATAAGACGCCCACACACTAACACTTGCGGCTGCGGAGTTAGCTATAATCGATGCTTTAGCTAAATCTTTATTTCCCTCATTAAGTACTGCCATTTGCTGAAAGAAAGTTCCTACATTCTTAAGCATCACCGCTAAATGATTTAATTTATTTTGACGTTCAATGTCATCGAAACGCTTATTCAAAGCTATCTGAGCCGTCCTAAAAGCCTCGGTTGTTTTTATAGCGTCACCAAATTGATTTTCCAAATCTCTCAATGCCCTCTCTCTATCTGTTGCGGAAAGACCAAATATCACCTCTTGTAAATTCGGCATTTCTCTAGCAATCTCATCGAAAAACACATCCAAATCGTCAAGAACTTGAACAGAGTCTGGATCAAATTCAACTTCAGGTTCGGCAAGTGTCTTTACTAATTCAGATCTAGCTTTAGTAATCTGTTCTGTAAGACTAAGTTCTTCTCCAACGTCAATGTTAACATCCTTCTGCGTTTTAGCAAATAACTTCTTTAACTGTAATATTCTATCAGTAATTTTTGCCAACTCAAACGTGTCGACGTTTTCCTGTTGAAGCAAGTCAGCTCTTTTGTCTTCTAACTCTAGGAGTTCAACGTATTTACCTATCAACCCACGAACACTGTCATCGTTAAGATCACCAAGGTTTTCTAAGCCTTGAGCAAACTCTTTAGACGATTCGGCCAACCGTTCAGTCTCCTCCCTTAAAGCTTTGTTTGATATTTGATATTTGAGTGTATTCCTGGCAAGAGCTAAAACCAACTTTCTGTTGGCGGAAAACGTCTCTTTAAGACCTTTAGCCGCTGCATTAGCCGCATCCGCTTGAATAGCAAATTTTTCAAGAAGAGCTATTATACTCTGAAATGCTAGTATTATTCCTAAAGGACCTAAAAGCTGCTTTCCTAGCTGCCGAAGGGCTAGTGTTACGCCGCCAATTCCACCACCTCTTTTAGAGACTAGAGTGATGAATAAAGTAGAGAGTTGAGAAAAGTTGTTCGCCATACCTCTTATCCCATAGTTTGAGTCGGATATAGCTCTACCTAATTCAGTCAATGTTGCTCCTGCCAGGCCAGCATCTGAAATAGTGTTCTGAAGCCCCCTATTAGAACTAGCTAACGCATCTCTTTGCTTTTTTAAGTCTACGTTGACTTTATTTATGGCATTATCCAAACTAACAAAGGACTTTGTTAACCCATCAACCTTTACCTTACCAGCATCATTTATTTCAAATGTAAACTGTATTCTATTTGCCATATCGCTTACGTTTTATAGTTTGTCTCATTTCCTTAAAGCCCTCAGGCAGCTTATGGCTGCCTTTAGCAAATTGTATTGTTTCACTAGCATCATAAAAATCTAGGAGTTGCAATCCCTCTATTATCTGCTTTATCATAATGTTCTGTCTGTTAAGTCTACGGTTACTTGTGTGGTGTCTACTGTACCTAGTGTTTTAGATACATTGTCTGTTAGATCAGGCATATTATCCTGAAGGTCTACTAGATTTGACTTTCTGAGAAGCTCTAGGTTTGTGATTTTAGTCAAGAAGTTAGTAGACATCTTATTTATCCTAAACTCCGAATCAAAAACGACTATCTTGTCATTAAGCTCTAAGTTCCTTAGAACGTCATCTGGTATTATAGCCCTGTATTTGTGCAGTCTACTTGAAGGATCAAAAGTCTCAGTTATATAATTTTCGTAATAAGCCTTGAATAAAGTATTGCTAAAGTCCACTTGAGCAAACTCATTCATCTCCGCAAAGAAGTTTATGTTTGTGCTGTCAGTATCATTCGTCTCATTAAGACTGTTGGAAGGTATAAAGTAAGAGGTCTTAAAAGAAGATGTGGTCGGTGAGCTTGTCACTTCTATTGCATCTTGAGAATTGGGCTTTAATACATACAATAAAAGCGGCTTGTCTAATGTAGGATTTTCTTGACGGTCAACAGCATATCCCCATTGAACATTAGTCAATGTTCCAGAGGGGTCATCCGCATCATAAAGTCTATTATATTTTTGGTGTCCAAACGGCAGGATCACTTCGTAAACGTCTCCAATATCTAGAAAAGTATTATCATCTGGATTAGAGTCTACGTCTGGATACATTGCAGTTCCCCACTTCTTACCTGCAATCTCTTCGTGTTGAGCAGCAAATATAGTTTCAAGCCCCTCATATCCAAACTCTATTGAAGAGAATGGAACTACAGACTCTATAGTTGACTGCGTAGTGTCTATGTATTCAGTTAAATCAACGGTATCTCCTGAACTGTAGAACGAGTCTAGTGTTTTAACAACAATATTCCCATCCTCGTCTGTAACCGCCGTTAGATTAAACATCTTAAATAGCCCAGTAATAAAGTCTAATACCTTCATCTTAGGTATCAAAACTGCAGTATCCTTGGTCGCAGTGCTAACATCACTTGCTGTGATGGTTCTACCCATTGTATATCGGATAGTAAAAGTCCTAGTTCCGAATATACCACTTAAGAGCCTGGTAGGTCTATTAAATTTAAGCTTAATATCAAACGAAAAGGTCATAGTCGCTTGCGTCTCTAAATGAAAGCTGTAACCTCCAGCTGGCAGCTTTATCCTTTCTTCAGCTTCATCACTAGAGCCAGATGCAACCATCGGTCTTGTTGTGCCAGTAAGCCCATTAACTCTGACGAACTCAACGCCATCTTTCTTGAGTACAAAGTTATATGGTTGTAGCGGTTCGGACACTGTAACTGTCACATCGAAGTAGTATGCTGAGTCACTGGGAGTTGAGAATATACGGTGTATTCCTGGATGGTTAGTGTTATTTGGATAACCACCGTCTAGTTCACGTTCATCAGTGTCTCCAACAACTTGACTAACATCAGAAGCTCCCATTGAAATCTGAGGCATCTCAACATCTACCTTGCCCGACTCTGTATTAAGCCACATAAACAACTCAGCATAAGCTGGGTTGTTATAAACCAAGGCTGTTTTAGAGTCTGTAAAGAAGTCTGTGCTAAATGATATATTACTAAACTCAGCCTCTATCGCTTTGATAATAGCGTGTATTCTGAGTGCTGGTTTAAGGTCTAGATAATCCACTCCAGATCTCCTTGTAGCACCATCAATAGTAACATCTCCGTGAGGATAGAGGTTGTACTCCTTAGTTGTGTCGGTAGAGTCATAAACCAATCTCTGGGTAGATGATATTAAAGGTATCAGAAGTGCGTCCTGTATGATATCGGATTTTATAGAAACGTCTTGTGGAATCTGCATAAGACTCAAAACGTTGTTTGTTGTATAAGGAACTTCTATCTTGGACAGATGAATAAGCTCATTCAGCTTCTTATCTCCTAATGTCTCTGCTAGTTTTATAGTATCACCAAAGAATGTTATTGTATATGAATACGGCTTGTTGGCCTTCATATTAACAGCATCTAGCTGAAGTCTGCCTTTCTTAAAAGGCATATAATTCAAATGCAATTCAGCATTGACTCTCTTCCTAGCATCAAATCTAAGGTTGTCCGCTGGATTGGTTTCTCGCCCTATATCTGCATTATAGAAGTGCTTAAACGCCTTGTTATTGGCTTTACTAGCAGGAACTGTAAAGGTCCTGGTAAACTCCGCAAAAACCTTAGATATATCCCTTACATCCTGTACAGATTGAACAAGCTCTATTCCTTCAAAGTCGAATAACTCGACTTGATCATAGCTGGATGTATGTGTAAGGTATAACTGAAGATTTATCATTATCGAACGATATTTATTTTGTCAGATGCAAAAGCAAATTCTATCTGGTAGTTTATTGTTTTGTTGTTTAATGAGGTGTTGTATGTCAATTGCTGCGTGATTGGTATTGCAGCCATTGTGTTCCCATTATATGTAATCCAACAATTCTCAGTAAGAAGAAGCTCCTCTATAGTTTTATTAAAGTCTTCGTTTACGAAACCAGTGTTTAGCTTTAATCGAGTCTGAGATCTTACATTGTATCTTTTTATATCGCCTTCGCTAGTATCGTAACTAGCGTTGCTGTTTATCATATTCTTTTTGAACTGCTCGCTTGTTATTTCAAGACCCTCGTCAGTTCTCTTGAAGAAGTACATTGTTTGTATTGCCCCATACTTGTTAACGAACATACACTTTACAGGGGCATATTTAGGCTCGCATACTGGAATCAGATTTATACTTTTCAGAAGTGTGCTTTGACCATCATCATATACATTAATAGTATAAGCTGTATCGTTTGTGTTTGGCGTAAAACTGACGTATTTAATTGCGCTTGCTGCGGTAGTCGTAAAATCAGTAGCTAAATCAACCGTAGTTTGAGATCCGTTTCTAGTGTAGACAATCTCAATATCATCCTCAGTAAAGAATGGAATCTCTATAGCGGTATCTTCTGGTGTATATACATAGTCAGAAGATATTAAAGCGTGTCTACTTAATTGTGGGTTAGACCCCTCTTCAAAGTAACCGTATCCGTCAAAAGCTAAATAATAGTTTGTTGCCATTTTAAGTTGTTATAGTTGATTCTATTTGCACCCACTTAACATAACCCAAGTTATTGTTAAAGGGGGTGTCAGATGTTGCATTTAAATATTCTCTGATTATACCTGATATTTCGAATATCACATAATCATCACCAGGAAGAGGTTTCTTCTCTAGTGTAGCCACAGCGGTGCCTTTATCAGTATTCTTTACGCCTGAATATACATATATATCTATCGAAGTCTTAACCATACCCGATTGAGAGTATTTAACGTAGTAAGGACTTCTGCTATTTATTTTTACTTCTGGCATCTTATGTAGTTACTATATTATGAGTTGTCTTAACCCACTTAACATAATCTCCTGTATTGTTGTTTAGTGGTGTACTAGAGGTAAACGTTAGGTAGTCTCTTATTATTTCGGCTAAGTCAAATATGACGTAGTCGTTGTTATTTACTGGATACTTCTTAAATGTATATTTTATACTTCCTTCGTCTGTTGTTTTATCGCCAGAGTAAATCCACACATCTAACTGAACATAGTCAATGTTGGAGTCCTGGTATTTCAACAGGAATGGGCTTCTTACATTTACCTTAGTTTCAGGCATCTTTAGATGTTTTTTTTAGGTGCTTCTCAACGTCTTTAATGTAAGCCTCAGATGTATCATTTAATATGCGACTCAAGACACTTTCTAGTGCCATACCCCATATATCCTTCCCTGCAAAGCCTCTCTCTCCTATACTCTTGGCTACAGCATAAGCCGCAGAATCAATACTCTTCTTCGGATTAAACCCAGGCTTATTTTGTATCCATTGTTTAATCTCTTGAGCAGGAGGTGGAGTTGCTCCAGGCCTTCTACCAGTATGCATTACATTAAATCTTTTTGTAGAGCTTGCTCTTAATCCTATGCGTTCAGATCGTTCAAATGATTTAACCGAAACCCCTCTAGCCGTTTTACCAGTAACGTACTTTCCTTCCATACGCATCCTCCTATCTATAGCTTTCTTTACTACAGGGGCATACCTGTCCATTACTTTTCGAAGGTTCTCTCTATTCACAGGTACTAAAATTGTTATTAGGCATTTCTACAGATATACTTATTCCCCACCCAGCTAATTCGTTTTCGAATCTATCTTGTATCGGTTCAGCAATAACATTATTACTTATCTTCATATCATTATCCTCAAATAAGTCACCTCTGCGTAAATGACTCTGTAAGTCATTTGCAGCAGCAAGTTGAGTGTTGTAAATGTCTTGTATGTTGTCGTTACCGTAAAAAGAGTCAAATGTACTTTGGTTTTTACTCTTATCAACTAGATCTAAAAACATAACCCCTATATCAGCAGTCATAGTATATTCACCAAATACTACGTTGCCTATTGATGTGTGCGCTAATGGGTATATAGAGGTCTTTGACAGGTCAACCTCCATCATATCTCCAAACGTAACCGTACTTGTGATATTATTGGCTCTGAGTCTATCTTTGATTTTGTCTAGTAAGTGGTATATTTCTTTCACTTTATTTTATTTAATTGTTTCGCTTCCAACTCTATTTTCTCCTTTTCAAACTCTAACCAAGTAAGTCCTTGCCTGAGTGGTAATTTGGTAACTCTGTCAAAACGGAGGAGGTCTCCTTGAGCGATTGCATATATTGATTGATACCATCCCCATTTCCTTCCAAAACCTGCTTCAAATGAGAATTGGTCTGAATTTCCTCCGCTAAATAATTCGTCAAATAACTTGACAGTTCTTTCCCTAAACGATAAAAAAAAACCAACGCTCCTAACGCTATATCTATAGGCATATCCTTTAATACCTCAGAATATCTATCTGAGGACTCATAGTCCTCTATTATGTAATGATTCTTCTTCTGAGCAGTAACAGGTCTATAAAGAACAGACATAGCCTTGTGCATATCATCCCAGTTGTTTATGTAGTTGTCTAAGTCAACAAACTCACCCAAGGATATATTGTCGAGCTTCGGTATAAAGCCGAACTCGACTTCATCTCCATTAACATCACTCATACTAAACCTGTGTACTAATGGCGTCTTAGCTTCAAACAATTCATTAAGGTGGTTTATGATAAAACCAAAATCATTTAGCTTCATATTGTAGGCTTCCTTTAAGGTCAGCCCACAAAAGATCTCTAGCATTTTAAGATTAAGAAACTCTGGGTCTTCAGCATCTTTATTGTCTTGAGATACCTTGATGAACTTCTGGTATTCTTTTAGCTTTATTCCTCGTAGCGATTTGGGGACGTCTATTTGGATTCTCTTCATACTATTATAACTAAATTAAAACTAGAGTGTACCATAAGTGAAAATACAACAGTGTCAGAAAAAAATGGTTATATTAATATAATAGGAATTGGGAGCAATAAAGCGACCAAATTCCCAATTCAACCGAATCTTACTAGATTAATATATTCCGTTAGGATAGCTATGTCCTTCTACGAAGCTTAACCTAGTACCCCAGCACCCTAACACCCTAAAGCTTTTGATTTTATTGAATTGAGGATATACAACCCCCCGGATTCCGTTTTACGTTGATTTTTTCTAACTGAGTATATACGACCCAATTACCTCCGTTTTACGTCTTTTTCTATTAAAGTGGGGCCTAGGGTACCTTTAACCCATCAAAGCCGCTTAAATCGCTTCTTAGGGGGCTTAAATCGCATCTGAACAGGTGATAAAAAGTAAGGGTCGGAAAGAACAAAAAAAAATCCCCAGCTATTAACCAGGGATTTACCACAAAATTTAATTATTATTTCAGATCAAAAGCAAGCGTTAAGAAATTCGCAGTCTCTGGAGCAAAAGTTACTTTCGAAGCGGTCCGGATCTTCTATTGGGTTACTGCAGTGTAGGCAGTGGCCGCCGCTTTCTTCTTCTGGGTTTGATGGGCTGTAGTAGTTCATTTTACTAATGTGTTAAAGTCTTTAAAATTAATCCTGGTTTGGAAGTTGGTATTATTTGTGAGATAATATTTATTCTCCACCTCTAATATCTGTAGGGCTTCTTTAATAGGGTAAAGCCTTTTAATATCTCGCGCGTGTTGTCGCGCGTGGTCGTATTGTCTTTTAGTTTTATTCATTGCCTATCCTTTTCTCAAGGTTCCTTAATGCTTTCTTTTTTAGGTCCTTTATTCTATTGGGACCAAACCAAGACAAAAAGTCGGCTGGATCTATTTGTAAATAGTACTCGATCCCATCATAACATTCTAGGCAAATATTGAAGTAAGGCCCCTCATCATTATCGATATGAGTGGATATTATATCTTTTACCTCGACTGATATTTGAAGCCGTTCGGATTTGTATTTTTGCGGCCTGGCTTTTCTTTTGTTCGCATTACTTTTAAAATGCTTTAGTAAGGCTTTGTTTATTGTGTCGCTGTTTGAATAAGTCATATTAATATATTTTTTCTGTTTGTTTAATTGTTTTATTTGATACGGGTATAGTAAAGCCGCTGCTATCTTTACGGGCGCGTCCTTTGGCTTTTAGGCCAAGTACTACGCCCTTGTTATAGATCATTACTAGATCGGACTTATCCCCGTCAATTACGGGGAAGCCTTGCCAGGTATCCGGTAAAGTAGGCGAAAATACCGCCGACACATTAACGCCCATATTTAAAGCCTGGACCGCCTCCGCTTCGTTGTCCTCGGCGCGGCTGAATGTTACAATATAATTAGGGTGATTAATATATTTTTTTGCCTTGCCTAATATTTTTGTGTAGTCGTACAAAATTGCTACGGGGTAAAGGTCGATAATATCCAAGGCCGCGTATTTTTTCAATAGGTAAACAAAATCCAGATCGCTGGTCCCGTTTAAACGAAAGGCGATCTTTTCCCCTTTCTTTTTAGCCTTGGCCACTTCCAAAACAATTTCCTTTGCAAGCTGTTTAATAAATAAACTTTTATTGTGTAGAAAATATTCTGTCTTATTTGTGCGGCTGTTTATTACATTAGAGAATGCACCGCGGCCCGCTGTAAATAAACAGGCGGCCGCGCATCCCTTTGATGCCTTTGGGCAAATATTAATCTTTTTGCTGTTTTGGTTATAAGGGGCCAGATATAAAATAAAAGTCTTTAATTCATTTTTTGCCGTCTTGGCATTTGTGGCCCCTGGGCTTAATAGTTTTTTAGGTATTGTGTAATTTTTCATCTTAGATGCTATTTATATAATTTATCTTTTTGTCTATATCGCCGCCGTCATTCCATACGCGGTTAAATCTTTGTTGGTCTGTCTCTGGTTTATATATCCATCGGACACCCTGGGCTGTAAGGCTTAAAAGCTGCGCGGCTGTGATAAATCTAAAAGCCTGTTTTTGCATATCATAAACCGACACCAGGCCTTTTGCAATTGGATCAAATGCAAAGCCTTTGCCCTTTACGCCTTTTTTAACGCCTAAACGAAAAAGGCCTTTTCTTAACTCGCCGTCCTTTTTAATAAAGGCCGCCGAGAATATACGGCCGCCCTTTGTTAGTTCTATGATCTCGGCCGCTGTTAGTTTCTTATTTAATTCTATTGTTGCTTTCATAATTTTTGACTTCTTTTAATGCTTCTTTTAAATCTTTTTTCAATGTTGCCAAGGTTTTTTTATTCATACCTGGCAAATCTTTTGTACTATATATAAATATCATAAATAAGTATTAAGGATTTGACAAAATAACCAGACAAAGCAAAGGGCCAAACCTAAGCGGCTCAAATTGTCTACGGCTTTAATTACGTTTTTTTCGGTGGTGATGTTAGTTTTTTTCATTTTATACGTTTTTTGTTATAGTGTAAATATACACAAATTATAAACAAATCAAACCCGAACAGGAAAAAATATATTTTTTTTTCTGTGGTCCTTTGTAGTAATGAAAAGGCCAGCCATATATAAAAGGTACCCGAGCGCGAATAAACAATTTATTTACATACGCAAGGAAAAATATACTTTTTATTATGCGTGCATAGTACCTGGAATTTTGGGGGGTACTGCGTTTAAGAGGGGGGGTACTGCGTTTAAGAACCTGGGTACTGCGTTTAAGAATCCGCACCCCTACTGCGTTTAAGAACCCCTACTGCGTTTAAGAATTACCTGATGACGTAAGTTCCTTTTTTAGAATTGGCATCAGAGAATTGAACAGCATAACGAATCGCATCAAGGCAGTGATTCCATTTATCAACTGGCTTCTGATTCTTAGAGTGCCACACATAATTGTTAAGCTCCTTAACTATATTCTCCGACTTAGGATCTACTATAATATCATAATCTTGCAGCAGGGCAATCCCTGAGAGGATTGACCCACTGCGTTTAAGAGTAGGCTTTATATTACAACCATAAGTATCTCGCATTTCTGCCAAAAGCCTAGGTTCGGAATTATCAGCCAAAATCAGTTCTTCACCTGCATATCTGATATTTCTTTCGGCTATTTCCTTTGTAGATAGCCCTGCCTTAACAAAGCACTCTTTTACCCATAAACGCTTCCCAGAGGAGTCTACAGAGCATTTTATGAGTGTTGTAGGGTCTACAGAGAAACCGAAATCTTGACCAAAGATAATTGGATGATAATCGTTAAATGGACCAATCTTCCAATTAGTAAATACTGTACCTTCTGCTTTATCTAGCCATCCTCCAAGTATCTGGTGATTGTACCTATCTGGCCTTCTATTGCGTATTTCATCTATCTGAGTCAAGAACGAATCTGATAGGTTATCCAGGTTGTCCTTGAATGTTGTGTGTACATAAGTTACATTGTCCTTCCAGCTATTCACTCCTGAGTTAACCATTTTAGCTGCGAAGAAACGCTGATATATCCAATGCTCTTTAGTTGTTGGATTGAGTATTAATATAACCCTATTCTGGCTGCTTTTAGAGCGCACAGATTGATCTATTTTATCAAAGGTGTCCTCATCTATCAATTCCTCTGCTTCGTCCAATACAAACGTTGTAATACCCTGTAGAGACTTTAATGCAGCGGTTTGGTTACCGCTGCTTGTTCTGATACCCTTAAATATTATTGATGAACCAGTGGCTGTGTTTAAGATCTCGTCTTTAGTTATACGGAAGTATTGGGCTATGCCAAACATTTCTATCTTCTCCAGGAACTCAGGTATAATAGAAGTTGCAGCAGAAACCATAGTATATCTAGTGAACAGTATCTTATGGCCTTTCTCCATAGTAAGAAATGCCAGGAACGTATTCACCGCAAAAGACTTACCAGAACCTCTACCTCCAGTAACGACAAAGTATCTAGTATCATTGCCTAAGGCCTGATACTTATCATTCAGTGTCGGCTCCATCTTCTTCTGGTGTAATGTCTATTGTGTTATCTATCTGAGGTGTAGACTGTGTGCCTGCAAATATATTGGTTATGGGAATATCCAGCTTCTGTCCCCCAGAGGTATAGTCTACATTCTCTGTAGGCTTACCATACTTATATTCGAACAGCAACTTCATATGGGCGAAAGAGTCTCTAGCTTGCTTTGCTAACGTGGCCCAAGCCTCCTCTTCAGAGCCAAAGACTTCCTTCATAGCATTAAGAGCATAAATACCTATACGATCCTTCTTAGCATCATTAATCTTAGCTGGAGTAGCCTCGACCTTCTTAAGATACTTATCTCCTTTCTTACGGCCGTTATTTTTACGGCCGTCATTCTTCTTGACGTATTTAAACTCTTTAGGCTTTCTACCCATATTAATATAACTATCTACTTTTTAGAGTGTTCATCAAAGATCTTCCAACAGATTCAACGACATCCACTGTAACCGCATTACCACACATCTTATATCTTTGAGTATCTGATATTCCATCAGCTAGTGTCCAATTATCTGGAAAGCCTTGTAGCCTTTCACACTCTATCGGTGTTAGTCTGCGGATAGTTTTGTTTATGTTTATAATAGGTTGTCCTGAGCCATCCTCCCTTGCCCTAGCAGGTATACAAGGAGAATCTCCATCTTTTGTTTCTCTAAAACCTTTACCATCATTATGAGTTCTAAGTGTCCCTGCTCCTATTGTTTCTTGTGCATTGAGTTTACGTTCAACAACATAACTTCCGTTTCCATCTGCTCGGTATCTTGCTTTGAGTGTACAGGAACTTCCTTGTTGTCTCTGTAGCTCATTAATCGATTTACAGTACTCTCCGATAGGAAATACTTGCTGTCCACTTCTTCCTCCAAGATATCCGACAAGGTAGATTCTCTCTCTATTTTGGGGTAGAAACCACTTTGTATTAAGCAGTTGCCATTCGATTGTATAATCCCCAAGGTTGGCAAACGTTTGCAAGATTGCTGCAAAGTCTTCGCGATTGTTTGAGGAGAATGTTCCCTTAACGTTTTCCCAGATAAAAAAACGAGGTCTACATTCTTGTATAAGCCTAATTGCTTCAAGGATAAGGCTGCTTCGCTCTCCTCCCATTCCTTCACGATTTCCAGCAATTGAGAAGTCTTGGCAAGGACTTCCGAAAGTGATGGCATCGATTTTGGGGAGTTCTGCTCCTCGAACATCTTTAACTGATCCGACATATGTGCTATTTTCAAAGTTATGTGCGTATACTTTTTTAGCATACTTATCTATTTCTGAATTGTAGGCTTTAACCTTGAACCCAGCTCTTTCAAGTCCTAGGTGAAAACCACCTATACCGCTAAATAAATCTAATAAGTTTATTCTCATTCTTTTTTAGAGTGTTTATCATATAACCACTGATATATCTCCCAGATCCTATCGTTGTACTCAGTGTCTTTATATTTATTACTAGACTTCTTTACTTTTCCGTCCTTCTCTATAACAATATAAAACTCAATACATTTCCCTTTGCATTTGTAAGAGGGTACTGGGTATATCCTATATCCATTATCAAAGCACCAAACGCAAGCACTATAATCTAGCCGCTGCCATTTCCTCTTTAACTTCTGAACTTTGCTTATTGTGTCTCGAGCCATATACTTTCTCTCTGAGTAACTGGTTGCTTTGCCATAAATCTGCTATAATATTGTTAAGCCTCTTATTCTCCTCCAGGTAATAACCAACAGAATTATTGAAGCTAACCGCCTGAAGATCGTCAGGAATATTCCTTTTTACCCTTTCATACAAAGCTCTAGTTCCTGGCTCGTTTTCCATCCATCCTTCAAGAGCTTCAATTCCGTGAAGTACAGTGGCGTAATGCCTGCCAGCTAATTGACCTACAGCGTGAAGGGTATGGCCTGTCATATCCCTACATATTTTAAAGTATATGTTTCTAGCTACAACAATTTCTTTGTTTCTTCTTTGGTCATCTACTTTGTGACCAGTAATTTCTTCTGTTACTCTTTTAATTAAATCTATATTCATCGTCTATTAATTTTTCTATTTCGATTATTTCTCTACCTAATTCGCTTATCGTGCAGAAGTCAGCGAGCTTTAAGGCTCGATTGACTCCTTCACAAGCTTCATAATTCTCTATTAATTCAAACTCAGCTAATTGTTCTTCTAAGTGACTGTAGGGCATCCCAGAATATAAATCTAGCAAGGCTAAATAGTAAAAGTGGATTACATCCTGATTGTACTCAGCTTTATCCATTAAAATTCTCCTGTTTGATATTGGTTGTAAACTTCAGATCTTATCTCAGACTCATTCTTATTTAGAAACGATCTTTTATATCTATCCGTTACAGTCTGAACCTTCTGCCTACCAGACTCGAAAGATTCAGCAGTAGTTTCGAATATAGCAATCTCACCAGAGATCTTCTCAACCACAAGGAATGTAAACCTACTGACGTTAAACAGCTCCTTATATATATAAGCCTGCATATCATAATGCCACTTATTCTTTGCGGTCCAAAGCCAACCGTCTAATGAAACGGTTGTCTTAAGGTCTACTATATGATCGCTCTTCAAGTAGTCAGCTTTACCCCTGAAGGGGATATCGTTTATCATACCAATAGCAGGAACCTCTGCTAAACCTCCTTGAATAAGATCAAACGCGTCAACGCAGTCAACCACATTATTCATAAGAGCCTTCATAAAGTTATATTCCTTTTGCAATATAACCTCCCTGTCAGCAAGAGATTGAATCTTTCTGACTGAAGCATCTCTACGTTCATTAGAAACCAATTCATACTTATGCTGTATAGTCTCTGGCTCTAGAACTAAAGTATGGAACAACCGCCCCTCTCTTAAAGCCTGAGTCTCTTTCTGCTTTCTGCTAAGTGATTTGTAATAAGACTTAGAAGACTTAAGCAAGTCCTTTGAGGCTGAAGAAGATAAGGCAGCCTTAGACAGGTAGCCATAGTAAAAGGAGTCATCAACCATCCTGTTTAAAAGCTCATCTTTATCCCAAGCCTTTCCATCGAGTAATTTTATTTCTTCAGATAGACTCATCCATTGATGTTAATAGATAGCTAGCTGAAGGGTTCAACTGCGCTATGTGTTTATATATAAATCTACTTGTCTTCTTAACTTCTCTCTTTTGAGTTAAACTCGAATCTTTTCCCAGATTCACATAGAGATTACAATCAATCTCTAGCAGTGCGTCAATTTTCTTTTTATCAGACCAAGTCTTATAAGACAAGATCTTCTCTACTTGTTCTTTAGTCTTCATATTTATTTCATTTTCTTTTGTGTAATTGAGGTATATATCTATATCCTAATATTGGGTTTATATCGTAGTTCCAGAAGTCCATAGGCATATCATTGCTGTTCATACAAACTTCTTCCTCTAGTATGTTTTCTTGATTTTTCATTTGCTTTTACTTTTCATTAACCAATTACTATCCCACAAACGCTCCCTAGTTAAATACTTAGGGTCCATCACAGGAAGCCACCCATCGTTAGTCCATCTGTAGTCTAGTATACCCCTATCTTTTTCTATAGGTGGTTTGTTACTGCTGTCTAAAAGATTTGCCATTACTTAGTTTTTTTCATCTTTTGTAAGTATAATACTGCATCGATCAACTCCTCTTGGAGTTCGTTGACCCAACGCCAAAACCCATCTGGGTTATCAGCCAAAGTAGTACCGTACTCCTTGATACCCTTTTGGCTTCTCGTATCCATAATATCTTTTACCTCTTCAACAATAGAATCTTTAACTATTTCTCCTGCTGTTGAACTGGAATACCATCGGTCCTCTATAGCCTCGTAATATTTCTTTACACTATCACTCATAATAACATTTTACCAATAAAAAACCCATAGCTATTAACAAATATAGCAAAAAATATTTGACTACAAAATCTCAGCATCAACAACATCCAAGAAAGCAACCTCTTTGGGAATCTTGTGCCTTTGTGAAAACTCAGTAGTCTTTGAATGATACTGAGTCTCCCATACTGGACTGAAGTTGTACAGGTTAAATCTATAAACACCCTCAGGTGTTGAATTTATATACATAGGAATATCAAAGTGGTCATCACATTTGACGAGCATAGACTCATACTTTGGCCGCTCTATCATTAGTGTATCATAATGCTTAGTCCTACACTTAAGCTCTATCCTGTGAGTACTCGATACAGAATAACAATCCCATCGGGCCATTTGCTTCTTAGACTTCTCTAGGTCCGGATAACAGCAGCCCTTAAGGTAAAGAAACAAATCCTTCTCCTTCCACTTAGATAAGTCACTAGGAAGCTCCCTAAGAGTACTCATTGTATATCGTTTGTAGTTTCTTGTAAACGCCATTCACAAAGCAAGGTGAGCATCCAGTAGGCTGAACATCTTCGTTAAAGATCCTGTTGTAAATGCCAAGAAGTTTTGCTTGCTGCTCTGGGTCTATTGAAGTCCCTTTTCTACCGAAGAAGTCTGATAAGTAATTATACTCTGACTCTTCTAAGCATAAAGGCTTTTCGTACCTAAATACCTTGTTGAGCTTCTCTTTTCTCGCATCGCACCCACAGTCCTTTCCGAGCGCATCAAACACCTTATCAACTACCTTTTTAACACCGGTAGCCTTGGTTATCTTCTCTACAGTATCACCTAATCCCTCAGGAGCAGAATCATACTTAGCTTTCCATTCTTTGTAAGCCTTCGTTCTCTTGTCTTTTGGTGGTTGTTCCATAATTAAATTAAATCAAATTCTCCGTTCTCGAAGTCTTGCCAGTCATCTCCGAACTCTTCTAATATATTACGCTTGTAGTTCTTGCAACTATTGAATATTGACGTGAGCGATATCCCAGTACTCCTGGATATATCCCTCATAGACATATTACTCATATAGTAAAGGTTGAATAGTTTCCTGTCGTACCAGTACTCCCAATCATCAACACCGTCAGAAACTTTATTTAGTAGCCTCTCTCGGGCCAAATCCTTCTCCATTTCAAAGTCATCGGAGATGGGTTTATCTTCTATCTGTCTTCGATCGTTTTCGTTCTCGAGACAGTCATCTATAAAAAGGGTAACATTCTTACCCTTAGCTCTCCGCATAGAAACGGTCATATTCCTGATGACCATCCAGACGTAGAATCTGTTTATCTCACCAGTATCTTTGTAGTATATTTTAGCCTCATCTTTAACGTACTTGTTGAGTCTAATGTACATTTCTTGGATGAGGTCCTCGGCTAAATGCAAAGGCACGCCTAAATTGCGTGCCATTGCTACCCATATATTATGCATTTTACCAAGGTCTTCTAACATTATTCAGTAGGTATATAAAGGCAAAAGAAACCAAGCTGAACCCTAAGTATATTTATGGTTTCATCAAAGCCCTTGACCTCTATATCCTGAAGATAGTCAATGCCTATGGCAAACCCGGTAATCCATTCGAAGTCGATGCCCATAATAAATTAATTAAAATTACACTTAATACATAAAGCCATACTAAAACACTAAACATAGCCATAAGTCTGATTGTTTGTTTCACTAAGAATTTTCTCATTTTGTCTCTAATTTAGTAATTAAACAGTTAATAAACAAATTTTACTTTAATAAAGTCTGAATCGCTGTAGAACTTCTTCATATTTTTAATCTCTACAATATTCTGATCCTGCTCGTAAAGCACACCTTCTAGTGCGTCAAAAAACGCTTTATTGAGGTTATCTTGTAGATCTGGTTTTGTCACTTTAGGGATTCTTTTAATACGCCTTTTCTTAGGAATCGATTTTAAATAGGCGTAGCTGTACTCAATATATTCTACCGTAATGGGAGTACCACTTTCTATTATAACGAAATTTTTAGGTAATTGTTCCGTGACTAAAGTCACAACATACTTCTGGTAGTCAACAATCTTTTTGGGCTTATACTTAATTCCATTGCGCCCAATCTTAAAGGATTGGTGCGATTGCGGCCTAAGGTTGACTTTTAATTCTATTTCGTTCATATATCGATATATTGCTCCCCACCTATATTAGCTTCAAGCGGTTTATTAATGTGCGGATAGCCGTTTATTATTTTAAAGGAAAACTGTTCAAAGGGTTGACTACGGCTTCTAACGCATTTTACGATAGAATTAACGTCATCATCCTCGTCTATGGACACAGACACCTGAGTCTCGGTTTTCTTCTCTAGAAACGATCCTAAATGCCCTGTGGGCTTCGTTGAGTTATAGTTAGAATGGATCACAGTTATTATGTGTATTTTCAACTCCTTGGTCCATCTCATTAAATACTGCACCAATTCATTACTTTGGTTTATATCATTTGCATCTGCAACCAGATCCGCAATACCATCTATTATAACAAGCCCAAGTTCTTCCACTTGATACAAGTGCCAATCTATAAAGTCCAATCTCTCCCTATAACTATATTCCCTCAAGCAATAAGGAAGGTAGTTTGATGGACCACCAGACATCTTATGAACCCTTTTGAATACTCTTTGTGCGTGAAAATCGCCTTGCTCTGTGTCATAGTGAATTACCTTGCGGCCATCACTATGCCCCTTCATCCCAAAAGAATATTCATTCTCGCCTGATAGATAAGCCGAAGCCATCAAGGAAACCAGGAACGTCTTCCGACTTTTGGGAGGAGCCTGTACAAAGCTGAAGTTGCCATAGGTGCCTAAGCATATTGGAAACGCTCCAGAGGGTCCTGAGCTTCCCATAGAGATCGCTACAGGAGGGTAACTAACTTCTTTTGTTGGGTCTACATAAGACTCCTTTAGTATTGTTTCAAACCTCTGCCTAGGATCTAACTCATTATCCTGATACGGCATTGCTTCTTGTGTTAAATCTGATAACGTCTCTTACAAGGTTATCCATATCATTGACTTTTGCTTTGATAGAAGAAGAGTCCTCTTTTAAGCCCATAAGTTCGATAGCCAATTCATTTTTCCATCGAGATACGGGAGTGTTAAGTATCTCTTCCATCTTCCATAAGACTTCTCGAACAAGGAGAGGACTCAGCTCTCTATCTTGCATTTTTAGCGTGAGTACTTGCAGAAACGTCCAAGTCATAGATCTTATAATATACTTATTATCGACCTCTTGTTTAAATTCTAGTTCCTGTACATACTGCACAATATTGTTTAAAGACTCCCTATCTCTCCATCCCAAACTAATTCTATCTAGCAAGAAGCGCTGTTTTAGGTAGTCTATTCCTTTGTAAATACTTGATGTGTTTTTCATTGTGTTTTTTTATATTAGACAAAAAAGGGGGAACTCTCATTCCCCCATAGACAAAACATAAACAAACTAAAAGTCAAGGCCGTCAGCCTCAGCTAGCTCCGAAGCCTGCTTAGTCTCTCCAGCCTTGATAACCTTTCCATTATCGGTCCAAACAACCTTACCGTTTCCGATATAGTTCTTTTTCTCTTTCGCCTCTCTTTGTTCTTTTGTCTGTTCAACCCAGGCCGATACATTTTGACCGAACTGGTTTGTTTCATCGTTGACGGCTACTGTAATGTTTGTGTACTTACCGTCTTTACCTTTTAATCCAAGTGAAATTAATGATGCCATAATTATTGTTTTTTAAGTTGTTTTAATAATGCAGGTGAAACAGAATATTTACTCATTACGTTTGAGATATTCCCCCCACCATCTAAGTAAGTAACTACTTTTTGGTAGTTATCACTATCTTTTGTCAGTTGTGGTTTTGCTGAGTGATCATTAGTCGCATCAGCATCCTTAGTGTCATCTATCAATAACAGATTGCCTAAGGCGTACTTCTTAGCGTAAGATGAAGCTGCTCCAGTCCTCTGGGGCATCTGCATCCCTTTAGCGTCAAAGTCTATAATAGCTTGAGCAGTAGCCTCTATTTGCATAGAAGGGTCCTTAACGTCAATAAGCTTTGCTGTAGACTGGATATAAACGATTCCAGCTATCTCTAACAGTTCATCATTTATCTTAAGTAATAGTCCGTGCTTCTCACAAATTGGCTTTACAGCCTCCAATATATCCTCCGCAGAGCGATAATTGTACTTGCCAAAAGCATTCTTCTGGCTTTTTGGAGCCTTAAGCTCCAACTGAATGGATAGGTGTTTTTCTATTAGATTCATAATTCAAGTTTAGATATTTCTTCCTTTACAACGTCCTTATAAGATTGAGGACAGTCTTCATCACATAGGTCTATGATGATAGTTTTTAGATGCTTTACTAGGTCTTCCATTATGTTGATTTTAATCCAAAGTTATAAAAAAATATTTAACTACAAAAAAAGACCGCTAAAATCTTAGCGGCCTTCTACAAAAAATCATAATGAAAAAAACATCAACACCTAAACCGAGACTCAGGTATTAGTTCAAAGATATAAATATATATTTAAATATACAAAAAAATACTGTCTGGTTTTTGATAGTCATTATCCACATAGATACTCTTTCCGTCCTTACATATTCCTATCCTGGTGAAACCCACCTCCAATAAAGAGGTAATCATTTTGTATCTTTTGTTATGATGAGAACACTGCAATATAGCAGCCCTACCAATTCTGTGACTGCTATTAGAAGCATCAGAGTGTCTTTTACTTTCGTATGTACTTCTATAGCCAGCCATAACTATAAACTGTAGTTTACATAAGTGGGCCGCTGCATCTATCATTTCTAGAAACTCTCGGTCCATATACTTAGCCCCTGACCCTGGGAGGTCGGGGCTGTCAAATTCCTCTATTAAAAAGTGTCTTAAATCCATTAAGAAATATTTTTATACCTTTGTTTCGAAGTAGCAGTAAATCTACTATAAAAATTACAAGACTTGTATAGCGATATACTTGGATCAGGTAAGATTAATTATTTCTTTTTCTAGGGGGGCTTTTTCTTTCTTTTTCTTTTTACTCTTTTTCTTTTTCTTTCTTTTAGTATACTATCTGAAACGGTCCACATATGATATAATTACACTAAAGAATGCGACCCCTAAAAGGGCGCATTCGTAAAGCTATTTATGTTTATGTGGTGTACAGCGTGGTGTACATAATTATCAACTTATACAGTTAAGTTAGTCATAGCAAGGCTTTCAGTGTTATCCTCCTCTTGGTTTAATGCTAAGATGCTACTTATGTTTATTGTCTCCCATTATCTTCTCGGCTCCTCTAGAGCCGAAGTATCCTATAAACACAATAGTGAGTAATTCCTTTACAACATCTAATCCATCTATTTGTAGGTACCATCCTACAACAAAAG